GAACGACTTCGTACTGCTGGCGTTGGAATCAATGCTGAGGGTGGTGAGTTTCTTGAAATCATCAAGAAGATGGTTTTTCAGGGAAAACCTTGGGACGACCATAACCGTGAGCATCTTATTATTGAACTCGGTGATCTTATGTGGTATGCTGCTCAAGCCTGCATGGCACTCGGTGTTTCATTCGATGATGTGATTGCCCGCAATGTGAAGAAACTAGAAGCACGATATCCCGGTGGTGCATTTGATGTATACTATTCTGAGAATCGTGCGGAGGGAGACCTGTGAGTGAAGAAAAGAAAGTAACATTAGAACTGTCTGTTTATCAGGCAGCAGCAATTCGTGAGTCTTTGTTTACCGACACTAAACTGTATACATATGGTGATGCGTGTCCTGAACGAGTTTCTCAAATTCGTGAAGCAATCGTTCAGATTGACAATCAACTTGAAGAGATACTGAAAGAAGACTGATGTATACGATTCTTAACTACTTGACAGCATTTTGGACAGTAGTTATAATGAATTGTATACAACCCATTAACTGGCAATATTGTTATCGGGTTGACCAGTGGTTGATTCCTGAACTTCAAGAAGGATGGAAAATAAAAACTGGTGAAGTAGTTCCTTATCAAAAAGAGAGGGACTATCTCAAGGGGTTATAACTCAGTTGGTAGAGTGCCACCTTTGCACGGTGGAAGTCAGGAGTTCGAGTCTCCTTAACTCCATTCTAAATACTTCAAAAAAGTATTAGATAAATGGCAGGATCAAGCACAGAATTATATTCTGAAGTTCTGGCACAAGTTTGCTTGGCATATTCCATAGTATATAATAAAGCAGCTACAAAAGAAGAAATACTTTATAATACTGGATTAAATCCAAAAGTTGTTGCTGCAACAAAAAAATATATAATCTCTCAATCTAGTGTCAATCTCACAAGTCCTTCTTTTGTTAATGGGTTTGTTAAATACATTTCCGGAAATGTGAGTGGAAAACTGGGATGGATTGATGCTCAAGGTAAAAATATGTTTGAGGTCAAAAAAAGATTTAAAATAGGATCTCAACATAAGATATACAACGATAAATTATTTGGAAACACTCCGTCTGATAATAACCCTTATAGTGCTTTTCTCAAAGCAAAAACTGGAGCACAAACTGATAAATGGAATCCTGCTGATATATGGGTTATGAATTTAGAGGGGAGACAGGAACTAAAAAAATTAAACCGCAGAGTTCAGTCAAGATCGAAAATATCTCTTGAGTATTGCAATCAATTTTTAGCAGATCAATTTTCTAAAGGTAATATCATTCCAATATCCTTGAAGAAACCTCAAAAAACTCCACATATTGAGATAGTTAATAGCAATGAATTTGTAACAAGATTGGTTCTTAATGGGACAAATAATCCAACAGTAGAATATACTCTTGGAAATAAAGATGTTAAGATAAACTTTACTATAGAAACTGTTGAACTTGCAAAGGGACAAAAAGCATCTGCAGCTAGAAGGAATCCTGGTAATATTAGGGGAAAGGTTGTAAACGGATCTCAAAAACATATTAGATTGAAATATCACGTCGATAATAAAAAAGTAGAACTAGAATATACTCAAACGGGAAAACCATCTAGAGCGGCAGCAAAGATGGGTAATCTCGGAGCAAAAAACTTTCAAAAAATTATCAATAATACATCTAAACAGGGAGTATCAAAGTTGAATAGTATTCAATCTAATTACGGAGATATTGATCTCAAACAAAATCCCTGGTTTAATGGGCAACAATTGGGTGTGGTGAAGGCAAGAAAAGAGTCTGAAAAGTTAGAACCCCATTACCAAAGATTATCTGAGTATGTTGGTGATCTTTGGTCGGCTATAACAGATCATTCTCCTCCAGATTTTAGTAAAGATAGTAAAGGACTTAATGAAGCAGCAGGTCTCTGGAGTAAAGCAAGGGCAGGTGAATTGGGACTAGCAATATCTGGAATATCAAACGAATCTGTAAAAAGAAGAGTAATACAAAATTTGTATGAAGCTGCTGGATCCATTAGTTATGTTACGGGTTTGAGTAAAGATGAGATGGAAATGGAAAAAAGTATGGGTATAGAACCATCTCCAAGAAAAACAAATTTTAATGCTAGTGTATACGTTAAAGTATTTTGATTATGAATCCACAAATTGACGAACTATTACAATCCTTTGAGGCAAGCGCAAAGAACACAAGGGGGAGGTATAATGAGTTTCTTGCACACGTTTATGTCGTTTTTGATAAGCAGATTACTCTGTGCCGTACAGATTGTATGATGAATAAATATAAGAAAATGAGGATGGAAGTCCTCAGGTATATTGTTGCACACGAAAAAGAAATAATTAAACGTCTGAACAAGTAATGAAAAGTTTCTTCCAATTTCTGTCTGAAAACACTGCAACTCAGCAGGCAGCAAGATTAGGTCTGCAGGGTGATGGGCACGGTGGATGGTATGATAAGAATGGTGAGTTTGTTGCCAAAACAGAGAAGGGAAGACTGAAGTTTTATAATAAGAGACAACGAGTTGGTAGACAAGATCCTCCACAATCTGATAAGGAAAAGAACCTATCTCAAACAACATACGAAAAAGAACCAGCACAAGAACCTGCACCACAACAGCAGGCAGCAGCACCAGAACAACCAGCAGCACAACAGGCACCTGCACAAGAGGGACCACCACCAGTAGAAAAAACGAAAGGAACGTTGACCGTTGCATTTGGTCGTTTTAATCCACCAACAACTGGACACGAAAAACTTCTTGATACTGTAGCATCAAGTTCTGATGATGGGGATTATATTATTGTTCCATCACGTAGCCAGGATAAGAAGAAGAATCCATTAGACCCTGATACAAAGATCTCTATTATGAGACAGATGTATCCAAATCATAGTGAGAAGATCGTTAATGATCCACAGAATCGGACAATTTTTGATGTGCTGAAGAAAGCGCATATGGATGGATATGCTGGTGTTCGTATCATCGGTGGTGGAGATCGTGTTGCCGAGTTTGAAAAACTCTCAAATAATTACAATGGAAAACTCTATGCTTTTGATAATGTAGAAGTTCGTTCGGCAGGGGATCGTGATCCTGATGGTGATGATGTTTCTGGTATGTCTGCATCTAAGCAAAGAAAGGCAGCAGCAGAAGGAGACTTTGCATCATTCCGTAAAGGTGTTCCTTCATCACTGAATAATAAGCAGGCAAGAGAACTTTATAATACTCTTCGTTCTGCGATGAATATTAAAGAAGGATGGAATATGTGGGAGATTGCTCCGAAGTTTGATTGGAAAGGACTTCGTGAGAACTTTATTAATGAAAAGATTTTTAAGGTCGGTGAACTGGTAGAGAATGTTAATACTGGATTGGTTGGTAAGATTATTCGTCGAGGAACGAATCATCTGATTTGTGTTACCGAAGATAAGATTATGTTTAAATCTTGGATTAAAGATGTATCGGAAGCAGTGACGAATAGCAATGCTCCGTCCGGTGTTCCTTCTGATCAGAGACTTGTGGGAACTGATGCTCATCGTAAGTATGTTGAGAAAATGGTTCCCGGAAGTGAATGGGGAAAGCAATTTATAAATAAGTATAGAAAAAAGTAAGAATTATCAGATCTTCCAATGGATAAAAATATTTTTGAAGAAGGTCCTCGTAGAGGTCATGCTGCAGGAGATACTAGTATTGAGCAGCAAGCATCACAACTTGCTTCTGATATTAAGTATAAAGCAAGACAAAAAATGAAGGGTAAGTCTGGTTCGAATCTTAGTCCCGGACAAGTCCAACAACTCTATAGACAACTTCTAAATTCTTCTCCCGCACCTGGTGGTGTAAAGGCAATTGTCAAGAAGAAGTTATTTGGTGAGCAAATTGATCCAGGTATCGTTCCTGTTACTGAGCACTTGAAATCTTCTTCGGGATATGTATTTGGAAGAGTTTTTGAAGGTAAAGAAGAAAGAAAGTTTGTTGTTCGTGTAACCGATAGAGCAACTGGCAATACTACATATAGAAAAGCAGATCGTGCTAAGATTGCCGAACTGAGAGCAAATAAGAATATTTCTTCTGTTGAGATTACTGGAAGAAAGGAAGTGGATGATGCTTTTAAGGGAGATCCAAAACCAAATTATGGTGGTAAGAAAGCAAAGAAAGATTATGATGGTGATGGTAAAGTAGAGAGTGGTTCTAAGGAGCACGCTGGAGTAGTTCATAATGCTATCCAACGTAAGAAGGGTGGAGTTGCTGATGGGAAGGACACCAGAAAAGAAGAGTATATTGATGAGGATTCACGTCGTATGAGCAATAAGCAACATACTCAACGTGTAAGACGAAACATCAAGACTTTTGGAAGCAACTATACTCCTCCTAGTAACTATGATCCTGATGCCAATCGTGGTCAAGGAGAAGTTCTTACTGATAAGCAGATTGAGAAAAAACGTCGTAAGGCACTTCGTCAGGAAGAAGTCATTTATGAAAAAGAAGATAGGGGTGATAAGAAATTGGATGTAATGAAGGGTAAGAATAATGTAAAGATTAATCCGACTATTGGTGAAAGCATTCGTGCAGAACTTGATGCTCTGAAATCGCAAAGACTTGAGGAACAGGAAGCAGCAGCAAAGGCAGCAGGTCCTTCTCCAGAGGAAAGACAGCAACTTATGAATAAAGATAAGATGCTGAAGAAAAAGATCATGATGCAGAAGCAAACAATGCAGATGCAAAAGCAGGGAAGACTTCCTTTAAATTATAATGAGGAGTGTGGATGTGAGGATACATGTCCAAAGTGTGGTAAGATGCCTTGTGTATGTGAGAAAAAGGAAGGTAAAGTTAAAGAAATGGATCCAAGAGAAATTCCAACCAGAATCAATCTCACAAAGAACAAGTTGAGAGCAATGGGTCTCAAGATGTCTTATGATATGGAAGGTGATCAGATTGATGAACGCACTCGTTATGCTAAAGAAACTGGTAAGGATCCTCAGACTGGAAAACCATCAGAGAAAGGTGGAACTTTAGGTGGAGATGATACTCATTCTAAAGTAATGCGACAAATGAAGACAAGTCTCCGTAAGACTGGTGGATTGATGTCTTCCAGAGGTAAACCAATCCAACCTCAAGGCAAGAAAAAGGATCCTGGTGCAAAAGGTTATCAGGGGGAAACTCCTGTTGATAGAATCAAGGGACAACTTGCAAGAAAGAGAGCACCAAAACCTGATATGGGATCGAGGTTTGACTGATGCCTGCAGTATCTAAAGCACAACAACGGTTTATGGGAATGGTCCATGCCGTAAAGAAGGGGGAGATGAAAGCACCTTCCCCTGAGGTTGCACAAGCAGCTGCATCTATGAAGAAGAAAGATGCGAAAGATTTTGCATCTACCAAGCACGACAAACTTCCTGAGAAGAAAGAAGCAAAGGAGTCATTTACTATTGACCCTAAGGCGCATAGACAGCAACAACGTTCTGCTAAAATAAGAACTCTTGCTCAGAAAGGTGCGACTGAAGGTGAAAGAAAGGCTGCTGAAAGAAAAACAAAAGGTCCAAAGATGTTTGGTGAGGCACTTCGTTCTTCTTTATTGACTGATAAAAAGTTTATGAAGAAAGTTGATTCTGAAAAGAAAGAAAAGAAAAAATTTAGTGAGTTCTCAAAAGATATGGAAGCAGCAAAGAAAAGATCATATGAAGTTGATAAAAAAACTCCATACAACGTTCATAGAAATACCCGTTATTATTGATAAGTTTGCTATATAGTTTAGACTTTTGGCTAAGACTATGTTAGCATTTCTTCTTCCACTAGCATCAAAGATTATTGCTGATGCCGTTGCTAAGATTCCTGAGAATGAGGAACTTGGAGAAAAATTGATTGAGATTTGTTTAGTAATTCTTGGTAAAGCAGTCAAGTTGACCAAGACTGAAATGGATGATCAACTTCTTGAAGTGGTTGCAAGTGCAATCAAGGTAAGAGAAGCTGAATAATATAAATATCAATATAAAGAAATTATAGGGTAAGGAAACATGGCTCTTTGGGGCAATAAAGACTTAGTAACGAGCACAGGAACTATTTCTATTGATTTTGCTAGTAAGACTGTTACTGGTTCTGGAACATCATTTACTGATGATGGTGTCTCCCAAGGAGATGTTATCAATGTTGGTGCTGGAGCAACTTATGGATTTGCTGTAGTTGATGCTGTTGCTAATAATGGATCTTTAACGATCTATTCTACAGATTATATGGTTGCTGGGGTTACAACAGTTCCTGTGGGAACGACATTTGCAATTTCGCAAGAACCACTTTATGCAATGGCAGATACTGCATATGCAGCACCTGAGGTTCAAACAGGTCTCTCGACCAATCCTGTAACTCGTGTTGTTTATGGTATCGATCAGAATGAAGTTAGTGCAGCATCAACAACTGCATATGCAGTTGGACATTCTGGATGGGTTGGAATCACAACTTACATGGATAACTCCTATAATCCACCAAGACTCAGAGTTAAGCATGAAGTTCTAGTTGCTGGAGGAATTTCTACAGATGCTGGTACCGACAATACTGCCGAAGGTTTAGTTTGATAATATGAGATAAAGTATGAGATTTGATGAATTGAATGAAAGCAATTATTTGCTTTTTGCTATAAAATTCTATGATAATCCTCAGGCAATAACTAAGGACGACTTTGAAGATGATTTGAAGCGAATTAAATATATTAAAAGATTACTGAAACGATATAAGAATACGGGGGAACTCAAGACGCACCTCATACTAAATCATTTAACTGTTTTGTTTAATGTATTTGGTGATGCAGCAGTTCCTCTATTATTTTATAATCTTGAGATTGAATTGTGGTCATGTATAAAAAGTTTTTTGATTTTTTTAAATCGACTTTCAGAATATCCAAAAACTAAAATAAGTGAAATAAAAGAAGATACTTATTGTCTAGAAAAACTGCAAGAAATCTGATGAATATAGATAAAATTATAAACATCGTCAGAAACTTGAATGAAAATATGTCCGTAAGTGTTGGAAGTGGATATGTAGGTTCTGGTCCAGAAACTAGTTCTCCACAAGCATCTGCTGGGTATGATAAGATAATGAAATTCAAAAAAAGAAAGAAACCTACAATTATTGCTAAGGGGTTGATGCCCGGTGCCAGAAAACGTTGGTCTGGAGAAAAATAATGTTTTCTCAGAATTCTAAAGTAGCAGTTCTTGAATCGAAACTTGATATGTATGAGGACCTTTCCCGCGAAATGTTGGCGAAGTTAGAGTCTGCAGTAGAAAAGATATCAGAAGGAAATAATCGTATTGCTCAAATTCTTACAAAGCACGATGAGAGAATTGAGCAAAGTATGAAAACTGATGACCTCATCATTAAGATGATTGATGAAGTCAAGAAAGAAAGTGAAAAGGATCATAAAATCATTCATGAAAGAATTGATAAAATAGAACAAAATATAAGTGCCTTATCAAAATTTAAGTGGCAGGCAGGTGCAGCTGCTGCCGTTCTAGCACTCTTGGTAGGTGCCGGAAGTAGAATTATACCATTCTTCTTGACTCCCCCCACACAACCCGTTATAATAGAGAACCAGAAGTAATACTCGAAGCATAATGGATTTGGTGGATTCCAAGTATATTGGACTAGTATCTTCACGTCTTCAAAAATTTAAGAGAGTTAAGACCGACTTGTATACTTTTCGGTGTCCTCTCTGTGGAGATTCGCAAAAGAATAAAAATAAAACAAGAGGATATATTTACAGAGTAAAGAATAATACAAATTTTAAGTGCCACAATTGCGGTGCAAGTTCATCTTTTAATAATTTCCTCAAAAAGATGGATGCTACATTACATAAGCAATATACTCTTGAGAAGTTTAGAGATGGTCATACCGGAAAAAACTTTGTTGTGGAAGAACCAAAGTTTGACTTTAAGAAACCTATTTTTAAAAAATCTATTGATCTTCCCAAGGCATCGTCAAATCCTGTTGCAGCAGAGTATCTAAGAAATCGTAAAATAGATCCAAATAAGTTTTATTATGCCGACAAGTTCATGGAGTGGACGAATACTCAAAAACAAACATTTGATACCATCAATAAGGATGAGGCAAGAATTGTCATTCCCATGTATGATAAAGATAAAGATCTGATTGGTTTTCAGGGCAGAGCACTAGGAAAATCATTCACTAAATATATCACTGTGATGTTAGACGAAGGAGCACCAAAGATTTATGGACTTGATACAGTCAATCAAAAACTACCAATCTATGTGGTCGAAGGACCCTTTGACAGCACTTTCATCAACAATAGTTTGGCTTTGTGTGGTAGTGATGGTGACGTTCATTGTCTTGAGGGAAGCATTGTCATTTTTGTTTATGATAATGAACCCCGGAATAGAGAAATTGTCAACCGAATTGGCAAGTGCATATCAGCAGGAAAAAGAGTCGTCATCTGGCCAAACGGAATTATAGAGAAGGACATCAATGACATGATTATCGCTGGACATAATGTCCAAAAAATGTTAGAATTAAATACCTATTCTGGTTTAGAAGCAAAGATTAAATTTAACAATTGGAAAAAGATATGAGCAACGGGACTAAAGTTATTAAGAGAAATGGTAAGACTGAAACACTGGATCTAAATAAACTACATGTAATGGTAGAAGAAGCATGTAAGGATCTTGCTGGTGTTTCTGCATCTCAGGTTGAAATGCAATCTGGTATTCAGTTTTATGATGGTATTACGACTGCAGAAATTCAAGAGATTCTAATTCGATCTGCTTCTGATTTGGTGAGTTTAGATCATCCAAATTATCAATTTGTTGCGGCACGTTTACTTTTGTTTGCACTTCGTAAGCAATTGTATGGACGTATGCATGAGACACCAAGTGTAAAGACACATACTAAAACCTGTGTTGATAAAGGTGTTTATGATCCAGAAATCCTTGATCTATACAGTGATGAAGAGTTTGATAAACTTGAGTCATATATTGATCATAGTCGTGACTATCTGTTTACTTATGCAGGTCTACGTCAAGTCTGTGATAAGTACCTCGTGCAGGATAGAAGTTCTGGAAAGGTATATGAAACTCCACAGTTCATGTACCTTCTAATTGCAGCAACAATTTTTTCTAAGTACCCTACAGAGACTCGTCTGGACTACGTAAAAAAATACTATGACGCAATCTCACGACACAAAATCAACATTCCCACACCTATCATGGCGGGAGTGCGAACTCCACTTCGACAATATGCTAGCTGTGTTCTTGTTGATGTTGATGACTCCCTCGATAGCATCTTTAGTTCTGATATGGCTATCGGCAGATATGTTGCACAAAGGGCGGGCATCGGTATCAACGCAGGCAGAATCCGTGGCATCAACAGTAAGATCCGAGGTGGAGAAGTTAAGCACACAGGTGTTGTCCCATTCCTCAAGAAGTTTGAAGCGACTGTCAGATGCTGCACTCAGAATGGCATCAGAGGTGGATCAGCAACTGTCCACTTCCCAATCTGGCACCAAGAAATCGAAGACATCTTAGTCCTAAAAAATAATAAAGGAACTGAAGATAACCGAGTTCGTAAGTTAGATTATAGTATCCAAATTTCTAAACTTTTCTATGAACGTTTCATCCAAAACGGAGAAATCTCACTCTTCTCTCCACACGACGTTCCTGGTCTGTATGATGCTTTTGGTACTGATGGATTTGATGCACTATACAATGATTATGAATCAGATCAGTCTATTCCAAGAAAAACTATCGGTGCTCAAGAACTCATTATGGACCTCTTGAAAGAGAGGGCAGAAACTGGTAGAATCTATATTATGAACATTGACCACTGCAATTCTCACTCGTCCTTTGTGGATAAAGTTGAGATGAGCAACTTGTGCCAAGAGATTACACTTCCAACTAAACCTTTGCAGCATATTGATGATACTAGTGGTGAAATTGCTCTTTGCATTCTTAGTGCTATCAATGTTGGTAAACTCCGTGACCTTGAAGATCTTCAGATTCTTTGTGATCTTGCTGTTAGGAGTCTTGATGAACTTATTGATTTTCAACAATATCCCGTCAAAGCAGCAGAAATTGCCACCAAAGCACGTAGATCACTTGGAATCGGTTACATTGGACTTGCACACTACCTTGCCAAAAATGGTTGGAACTATGAAGAACCTCAAGCATGGAAACTTGTTCATGATCTCACAGAAGCATTCCAATACTATCTGATTCAGGCAACCGTCAATCTTGCGAAAGAAAAGGGTGCTTGTGGATATAGTGATCGCACCAAATATGGTCAGGGAATTCTTCCGATTGATACATACAAGAAGGACGTAGATGAGATTGTGCCAAATGAGCTTCACTATGATTGGGAGGGTCTTCGGGCACAAGTACGGCAGTATGGTGTTAGGAACTCAACAATGTCCGCACAAATGCCTTCAGAGAGCAGTTCCGTTGTGTCAAATGCAACCAATGGAATTGAACCACCTAGAGGATTCTTGTCCATTAAAAAATCAAAACAAGGACCTCTTAAGCAGATTGTTCCGCAGTACAATACACTAAGGAACAATTACACATTGCTCTGGGATATGACTTCGAATAAAGGTTATATCAATATCGTTGCAGTAATGCAAAAGTTCTTTGATCAGGCAATTTCTGGTAACTGGAGTTATAATCCTAAGCATTATCCAAACAATGAGATACCTGTGTCTGTAATGGCACAAGATCTTTTAACTACATATAAGTACGGTTGGAAAACCAGTTACTATCAAAACACATATGATATTAAAACTGATGAGGTAGATGAAGAATCTACTGAATCACTTGATACTTTGATTAGTCAATTAGAAGCAGCAGAGGAGGAAGACTGTGAGTCTTGTAAGATTTAAGACAAATAAAGAGGAGCGTCCAGTGGTCGATTCTATGACCGTATTTAATTCTGAAGAGATTGATACTAAAAAGCAACCGATGTTTTTCGGTAAACCACTTGGAATTCAGAGATATGATTCTTACAAGTATCCAATTTTTGAAAAACTAACTACTCAGCAACTTGGTTATTTTTGGAGACCTGAAGAGGTCTCTCTTCAGAAAGATCGTGGAGATTATCAATCACTACGACCTGAACAAAAGCATATCTTTACCAGTAACCTGAAATATCAGGTTATGCTTGATTCTGTGCAAGGGAGAGGTCCTGGTATGGCATTTGCTCCATACTGCTCTCTTCCCGAATTGGAAGCATGTATGAAGGTTTGGGAGTTTATGGAGATGATTCATAGTCGTTCCTACACCTACATCATCAAGAATGTATATTCAAATCCATCAGATGTTTTTGATACTATCCTCAAAGAGGACCGTATTATGGAACGTGCAGTCAGTGTGACACAAGCATATAATGATTTCATTAATCATGCACATCAGTATGATAATGGAAATGATTGGATGCACGCATTAGAGCAAGTTCCCACCGCACTAGAAGGAAGATATGAACTCAAACGCAAACTCTATAGAGCAGTTGCAAATGTTAATATTCTTGAAGGTATTCGCTTTTACGTATCCTTTGCTTGCAGTTTTGCTTTTGGCGAACTCAAGCTTATGGAAGGAAGTGCAAAAATCATCTCTCTCATCGCAAGAGATGAAAATCAACACCTAGTTATTACACAAAATATTCTGAAAAATTGGATGAACGGTGATGATCCTGAGATGAAGAGAATTGCTAAGGAAGAAGAACCTTGGTTAGTTCGCACTTTTGAGAATGCTGTAAATCAGGAAAAACTTTGGGCAGAATATTTGTTTAAAGATGGATCTATGATTGGTCTAAATGACAAACTGTTACAACAGTATGTCGAATGGATTGCTAATCGTAGAATGAAGGCAATCGGACTTAAACCAATCTATGACATACCAGCAAAGAATAACCCACTCCCCTGGACGGAACATTGGATTTCGTCAAAGGGTCTCCAAGTGGCTCCACAAGAAACAGAAGTCGAATCTTACATTGTCGGAGGAATCAAGCAAGATGTTACCAAAGACACCTTCGCAGGATTCTCTCTGTAAAGGTAATTGTAAATGTAATTGTGTAAAAACTGAAGATGCTTTAGAAGCATATAAAAAAGCAGCAAAAGCAGATGATTATCTGTTTGGAGAATATGATGGATATGAAGCATATGAGGAGGGTCATTGAGACCCTCTTTTTTTATAAATATTCTTATAAAGGGTAATTTAAGAATTAAAATGAAATCTTTATCTCAATCAGAATATGGAGAACTTCGAAGTCTTTATGAGAGTGTATATGCTCCTAAGTTCGAAAGTATCTTAGATGAGTTTACTGATGAAGATCTTGATGATCTTACAGATGAGTATATTGAAGAACAAGTAACTGAGTTTTTTAATGAGTGCTTGGAAGAAGGACTTGATATTGAAATTTTAGAAGAAACGATTTGTGAGTCGATTGATTCTGAATTGGAACTTTTAAGTGAAGTAACTAATCCTGCAAAGGTTGCTGCACTAAGAGCAAAGAATAAGGTTGCCGCAGCTGCTGGTGAAGGTAGTGGTGATGCTGGTGCTAAGGCAAGAGCAAGGTTAAATGTCAGTAAGCAAAAAGTTAGTGGTTCTTCAGAGAAGAAAGCATCGGCACTTTCAAGAATCAAAGGTGCGGTCAAGAAAGTAGGAAAGGCAGTACAAGGTGGTGTAGGACTTGCTGCAAGGGCAGTGAGTACGGCACAGAGAGCAGGTAGTGCAGTTAAGAGTGCTGCTAAGAAAGGATATGAGAGAGGTAAGAAAGGTTCTGGTAGTGAGTCTTCTACAGATTCTTCAACTCCTTCATCATCCTCTTCGAGTGGTGAGTCTTCTACATATTCTTCAACTCCTTCATCATCATCTTCTTCAGGTACATCAGCAGCACCTAAGAAGAGAAAGGATGGTCTTTTGAAGAGAGGACTGAAGAAACTTGTTAGAGGAGTTGGTAAGGCAGCATCTGTTGGTGCGGGTGCTGTCAAGGCAGGTGCCGATTATGTAACCGATAGAGCAAGGAAAGAGCAAATGAACTACAACGATATTGCAACAATTCAAGAACTTTATAATCAAATGTATGCACCTCAAGATGTTGAGGAAGTCTACAAAGGCAAGCACGGTCAGTCAGATAAAGAATATGCCGACTCCCGTTCTCAGGGTGGTAAGATGGTATCTGGAACTTCTAAGATGAGTGGTGCTGAATATACTCATGGTCGCAGAGTCAAGGCAGCAAATCCTGGTATGCAACCTGATGTAGGTGGTAAGACCAAGCCTAAGTCGCAAGGTAAGATGGATCGTGGCACTCGTGCAGATATTGAGTATCGTAAAGCAAACCTCAAGAAAGAAGAACTAGAAGCAACCGGATTGTTCTCTGAAATGGAGATCGAAGCAATCATGGAAGCAGAAATGAGTGAAGCAATGAGTTCTTATGATCGTAATCGTAAGAGAGCAGCACAAAGAGCAGCAGCAAGAAATGCTGCTAGAGATGCTGGTAAGACTGGTGTAGTTCCTGGTGTCGGCTATGTGACCCCCAGAAGGGAAAGAGAAACTTATGTTGACTCTGCAGGCATAACCCGTCATAAGTCGGGTGCTAAGATGCCCAAAGACTGATACAAAACTCACATAATACACAGCAGGGCTTGACACCCTGCTTTTTTATTGCTAGACTAGGTTTGTCTCCATTGAAGATAAATAATAGCTCATTGAGTTCTATAAGATGAGCTATGAAAATCCATGGACTTATAACGGGAAAGTTTTTGACTCTGATGCTATTCATGAGTATTTTGGTTTTGTTTACTGTATTACCAATCAGTCCAACGGACGATCGTACATTGGGAGAAAGTATTTTTGGTCGTTCAGAAAACCTCCTGGAAAAAAGAGAAAAGTAAAACAAGAATCAGATTGGAAAAAGTATTATGGTTCTTGTCCTGAGTTAAAAGAAGATATTAAAAAGTATGGTAAAGAGACCTTCAGTAGAGTTATATTGAGTTTGCACACGACTAAAGGTCTTTGTAACTATGAAGAGACCAAGCAATTATTTTTGAATAATGTCTTGAGTGAGTCTCTTGACACAGGAGGTCCGGCATATTATAATAACAATATCCTAGGCCGTTACATGCGGAAAGATTATGGAAATTTTGGAAAAGACACTGCAAGTGACACATGACTGGGCAGTTGATCGAATGCACACTCTATGTGATATGAAAACTGATAACGTGCTAAAATCTGTTGAAGATGCTCATGCTATTCAGTCAGAATTTGCCGAATGGTTAGATCCTGATATTGAGGATCATGAAATTTATTCTCTGGAGTATCTTGGAGAAGATTGATATTTTCTTCTATATACCCTGTGCCGTATGAAAAACAATATTGTTTTTGAAACGGATGTTCTATGTAATTAATTCAATGTTTAAATCTATTTTTGCTTCACTTTGTTTAACAGCATCGGCAGCTTGTGCTTATCCATCAATCACTGAAATTGATAATCCACCTGAAGTTGATGTTTCTGAAAATGTAGAAGAAGCAATTAAACTTGAAGTAGTTGAAAAAACATGGAAATGTCCTGAATGTAATCCTAATGAACAGTATGTTTTGGCAGAACTTCAAGAGCATACAAGAATTACTGATCGCAATGCATTAGCAACTATTCTTGGCAATATTAAATCAGAATCAAATTTCCATCCAAACATTTGTGAAGGTGGAGCAAGAGTTTCATATGATAAATGTTATTCTGGTGGTTATGGATTGATTCAATGGACTTCTATTGGACGATATGATGGACTTGGCAAATTTGCTATTAAATATAATTGTGATCCAAGTACACTTAAATGTCAAACTCGTTATATGATTAATGAGAATATTTTCCAAAGATATCTTCCAGAGTTTGAAGGGACTGGTCGTACAGTAAGACAGTATATGGTTCCTGCATATTATTGGTTAGGTTGGGGAATCAAAGGTTATAGAGAACTTTATGCTTATGATTACACTAAGAAAATGGTATTAGTATGATTAAAAAAATTAAATCGGTAATTAAATCCACAGTATCAACACTCAAAAAAGTTTCCACTAAAGAGAAAAAAGTTGAATGTGTAATTGATAATCAAAAAGTTGATTGTCAAACATTTGAAGATACTAACTGGATTGGATATCCGGCTCCTGTAAGTATTCCTTATGATCCTTGGTTTGGATCTGCACCAAAATCACAAAAAGCAATTCAATATGAAGAAAAAGTTGCCGCAGAATCTAAAATTAAAGAAGAGCAAAGAAAAGAAAAGACTCAAGAACCTGAAAACATTCACCAAGTGATGTATGAGAAAGCAACTAAAAATTGGAACACTGTAAAAGAAACTCAAGGTGGTTCTGAGAACTTTCAAGAAGGTTCTGGTGGTTGGAACTCTGGCACTGGTATGGGGCAATATCGATGAATAAGGATTGGCGTTACAGTAAGGAAAAGACTGCACTAAGAACTAGTGCTCTCAATATTCTTCTTCACAAATTTGGAAGAGAAATTAATTCTGATGGAACACCAAGACATTCAAATCAAAGTATTTACGAATGTGTTCATGATTGGGTATCACAAGGTAATGTAAATACTAATGGACTAGTTAAATACTATGAGGCATATTACTCATGAAAAATCTTTTTGCTGCATTAATAGTAGCAATTTCATTTAGTTCTTCGGCAATTGCCAAACCAACTAAAGGATTCAATACTATGGACTCTTTGGGTTGCATGATCCTACGAGAATGCACCGACAATGTTCGAAGAATCACAAGTATCAAGGATATTAAAAATAACTATCCCGACACTGATTATTCTGCTATTAATGTGGAGTTTGACCAGATGTTGGTATCCCTTGATAAAGTCGGAGTTATGGTTTTTTTAGCAGACCAAAAATACTTTCCAGTCGGGCATCGTGGTGTTTATCATACTGTAAGTAACAACTTTTATTTGAATGATGCTTTTATGCATCGACCATCAACACTTATGACTGTTATGCGTCATGAGGGATGGCACGCTGCACAGGATTGTATGGCAGGTAGTATTAAGAATAGTTTGGTTGCTATTATTAAACCAGAAGAAGATGTGCCCAAACTTTGGAGAGAAATGGTAGAGGACACTTATCCAAAACATTCAGTGCCTTGGGAATCGGAAGCAATGTGGGCAGGTAAGACTGAAGGCATGACTGCTAAAGCACTCTCTGCTTGTGCTACTGGTAAAATGTGGACCATATATCCTCCCACACCTCTGACTAAAAAGTGGTTGATTGAAAATAACTATATCAATAAATAATAAAATCCTACATAGGAAAACCAGCCAAGAAGAGTTCTGTGAAAAAACTCTTTGTGTTATAATGGTAAACTCTTTGTTGGATATTAAAACTCAAGCATGACTAACTTAACAAGAGATGTATTAATCAAAACCATAGTTGCTGAAGAAATGAAAGAATGTGATGGTAATGATTATACAAAACAACTTAAGAATGTCTATCATAAATGGGAACATGAATCAAGTGAAGTTCTTTGTAGACAATATAACAAGATCGTGAATACAAATCTGACAGTAGATGTATTGACACCCTAAATAGAGTTGCCTTACTCTATACTCATGCTCGGAAACAAATCCAAAGCAAAGGTAGAAGAGAAAGACGACCACCATGAAGATAAAAGTGAAGTTCTTGGTAATCTGGTGAAAGTTGTTGTACTTATATGGTCTGCTTCTTTACTCACCTTTAGTTACGTTAGACTTCCTAATGGTCAAAAGATTTTAGATTTTGATCCTACGTTTATTGCATCAGTCTTTTCAGGATCACTTGCTGCATTTGGTTTAAGTCCTGCTAAAAATGGTGGTTCTCAAGCAAAGGTAATTGCAAAAAAAGAACCTGAAGTTGTATCTGCAGTAGAACCCAAGAAATACTAATGAGGAAATCTACCGAGCAAGTTACAGAGCATGTACCGAGTAAGTCTCCTTTTAAAATTGTAGCATTAGTAATTGGTGGAGTTATTGGTATTGCTCATATTGGTGTTTTGGGGCATTTGATTAATGCTAGCAACACAATTAAATACCCAATTATTAATCTTCCTGATGGGAAGTATTCTTCTTATAATGTACAAGTTGGAAAAGATGGGTATAAAATTGAGTATCGTGCAAATGACCCAAAGGTTTTGACCTCTGAAAGGTCAATGAATTTGGATAAGGACAGAAGGGGTCTCTTTGGTGGTGGAAGTGAGCAGAGAAATGAATATCGTCGTGATGAATATACTGCTGAAGGGTATCGTAATATGCAAGGTGGAGGTGAAATAAATGCTGAGGGAAAGTCTGCAAAAGACATAGAGTGCATCGTGGCGGACGCTGGAGCACGGAGTCAAGGTGCGATGGCAGGAACTAGTATTGCTGCTGGTGCCATTATTCCTGCGGTTGCTAATATTCCTTATATTGGATGGTTAGCATCTGGATGGGCTCTTATTTTAGGGCAAAAAGTTGGATCTGAAGTTGGATCTGAAGTTGGTAGTGTATTTAATGACTGTTAATGGAATTGTTTTTAAGACCACTGAATGATTTTAATGATCCTACTTGGAGTGTAATTATATCTCTTGCCATTCTTTTGGGAGGAGTTTTATATTATGTTGCATATATACTTCGTATGGCTTCTGATGAAATGAGAAATGAGCGACCTGACGAATAAGGATGCTGAACAAGATTCTAAACTTGCTGTTCTAGAAAGTAGAGTAAATTATGAATTCTAGAGGGCAAAATATTGTTATTCAACAACCAGAATGTGATGGTTATATTAAAGTTGGTTTTTTTGAAGGATGTTTAGGTGATTTTAGTACATTACATTTAATTTTAATTTTAAGTGCATCTGGATTATTGCTCATCATCTGGAAATCTCCCTCTATTATAAAAGAACTAAAGTGGTATAAGTTTAGGCAAAGATATTATGATTTTCGTTCTGTAATGGAAAAGAAATTTTATAGGAAAAAGTAATGCAAAAAGTCATTAACATAATCGCACTTCTTTCAGGTCTTGTATCACTATCAGTCGTTGGTGGTGGAGCATATCTCTATCTCAATAAGGATGCAATGATTGAAGATGTAAGAGCAAAGGCAACAGAAGAAATCACAAAGGCAATCACAGAAGCACTTCCTGGAATGATTGATAGTGCTATGCCGGAGGTTCCTGAGTTACCAAAAGAAACTGGTGGTGTGTTGCCTTTCTGACAATTTGATGAGAAATGTTAAATAACAATAATATTACTGCTCTTTTCAATGACTAGATCTGTACCTAGAAAAAAACAAAAAGATAATCAAGATAAGTTCTTCTTGTATGTTATTTTTTTTCATCTCTTCACTGCCATTTCTAACATCTTTAAAGATTGATGCCTGAAATTCGTGATATAAAAATAAATGAAATAAGTATTCCTCCAGTTAGAAGTATCTTTACTGGACCACCACAAGCAATACCAAATTCACCACCAGTCACTGTTACAATAGGTTCTCCTATTGTTGATATTCCAGGATGTGTAGAGTTTAATCCTAATGGTCCTGGATTAGTTGATAGTGATCCAGCAGGTAATAGAGTGTTGTGTGATGGTAATGTGCCATCATTTAATCCAATTGAGTATGAACCAAATCAGGCAATTATGTCTGGACCTCCAGAACCTATTCCTTCTCATGATGAGACACCAAAACCTTCAATAATACCAGAGATACCAATACCATCTGGGACACCTCCTGCCCCTGCTATTGTGGATAAGAAAGAAGAAAAATCAATAGAAGTAGTAGAGGATCCAACATTCGTGGAGCAGTATCTACCATCAACAGAAGAAGTTATTACGACAGTTATTATTGCTGCTACAGCAGCTTCTGCAGCAGTGTTTGGTAAACCAATAGCAGATTTTTTACTTAAGTTAATTAAACCTACTGTTAGAAAAGTAATTCAGAAAGTAAAGGATAAGGTAGGTGTTACTCCTGAGGTGCTGTCTGTGAGGGAGAGACGCCAGTTGCAGAGGGACTTGAGAAAGTAGGAATAGAATGTCGGTGTGGGGCAATAGCATTCTTATTCATCACGGTTACATCGGCACAAATCTTTGCCATCTCTGTGCCGGGAGTGAACATAATCCCCTCCTTCATTAGATTTCCACAATTTTTAAGACGTGCCAGTTCAAAATCCAATCTCTTATTAGCAGTGAGTTGTTGCTGTAAAGCAATCTGTGTTGCTGCTGCTTTCTTACACTGATCTTGTAGTTTTTGATCCAGTGGTTTACTCCATGTAGCAGAGAATCCAACACTCAAATTATAATTATCTTTTTGTCCTGTTCTTGTACGTTTGTAGAATACTACGTCACCAGGATTATCTAAAATACCATCACCAATAGGGTTGCCATTCTCATCAAAGGCACCAAAGTTATCTGTGACATCATATACAGGGTCATTATAATAAGGTTCATATGGTCTGGCAGATGACACACTGCCCGTTACATATGGAGTGAAGTTTAGAGTAGGTCCCTGACACTGGATTCCACCACCATAAGTGTTTGTGATGTACGGACCCTGTAAAACTTGTATTGCCTGATTAGTAACAGAACCTGAAGAGTTAGCAACAGGATTAGCTGTGGCGCTAACACCACCCACAGTATTAGCCAATGCTTGAGATGGCGATAGTAGTCCAAGAAGAATTATTCCTACTGACTGAATATGGAGGTTGTATCTGTTACGGATTCTATGAGAGTTTCTCTTTGGATTATTGTTTGATTCTGTAATCCTGGTCCTTGATAGGATTCTGTGAATTGAAATGCTGCTCCAGGATTTGATTGTTTCCAGGTTTGATTTCCTTGTAATCCTGTCCATGTCGAAGTCACTCCGTCTATAGTATTAGTTCCCGCAGTTGATGGGGTTAAATTGATTGTTCCACTCGCAGTTTCTACATTACTTCCGGTTACAGAATATTGATAACCAGTAGAGTAATCCATCGAGTTAATGGTTTCTGTAATCTTTTGTGTCGTTTCAGTATGACTCGTCATAGAGCCTTGGGTAAAGTTAGGCACGACTGGGACAGCTTGTGCTGCTCCATGTGCCATACCAAGAATCAATCCGAGACCGATTGCTTCTTGTAGTCTTGTCATCAGTCAAAAATAGATACTTCAGATACAAATTGTCCGATAGCAGATGTGCCAGCACCACCAGCACCTACAGTGATAGCACCATCTGTTGTGATAGTACCAGTAGGAGTACCAGTTCCAGCAGCAGTAGAGGTAAGATCGCCAAAGTTAGCAACATCACCAACACTTACAGCAGCAGAAGGAATAGCATCACCAGCAGTAAAGGAGTTTGAGAAACTGAATGTAGTACCATCAGTTGTTTGATATGCTGTAGGAACAGAACCAGGAGCAACACCGCTGGAAAGAGTTCCAAGACCACCTACAGAATAATCGGCAGATGCTTTTGAACCACCACCAACATCGAGAGTTACACCATTACCGGATACAGAGTAGGAGTTTCCAACTCTTACTGCTCTGGTAGCAGCAGCATCAACCGTTAGTTGAACACTAGATGAAAGTTTATGTGTAAGGGCACCGGCATTTGCTGCCGTACCTGTCATCAATAACATTCCAAAAGCAATTAATGCTTTTTTCATTTGAAGGATTATATGTATAACTGAGATTATTTATGATTCTGATTAGCATAAATAAAACGAATTGATAAAATTGAAATGAACGAACAGCAAAATCATTTGTCACAATTAGTTGAACAAAGATCTAAACTTGCATCAGATTTGGATAATTTAGGAAATCAATCTACAAGAACCAGAGAGTTGTTCTTGAAGACACAAGGTGCGATTGAGTATCTTGAGGCTGTCGGAGTCACACTGTCAGAACCAGAAGTCACCGAAGAATCAGCAGAAGAAGAGACCGCAGAAGAAGGTTGACAGATACATTTTAATCCCTTATAATATGAGGGTCAACAAGGGCAAGTAGTTCAGTGGATCAGAACAGCGCACTTCTAATGCGTTGGTCGGGGGTTCGAATCCCTCCTTGCCTGTTGGAAACTTTATGTTTCCTTTAATCCCCTGTAGCTCAATCAGGCAGAGCACGGAGCTGTTAACTCTGGGGTTACAAGTTCGATTCTTGTCGGGGGAGCCTGCCCTATAAGCATTGAGGCGATGCAGCGGTTTTGTAAACCGCAGAGGATGGTTCGATTTCCGTCATAGGGCTTGACAAGGTTACGATCTTGTCTTATACTTCCTTTGTCCGTGTGAAGGAAGTGTATTGGGGGACCTCTAATGCCCCCATACCTTGCGGAAGTAACTCAACGGTAGAGTCACAGCCTTCCAAGCTGTTGGTTGCGAGTTCGAATCTCGTCTTCCGCTTCGGGATTATTCCCGATTGTTGTAAAACTTTATAAATAACCAAGTGAAGAAGCCTCAACTACTCGCTGAATCACGAAGTTTTTAACAGAGACACGTCGAGTCTCTTTCCATCCGCAGGTATATTACTCTGCGAGAAAATAACGAGGTATTAACAAATGATCAAATCTGTATTCGCAGCAACTGCTGCTCTCTCCATGTCCGCTGGTGCTGCTTTTGCAGGTCCTTACGTGAACGTCGAAGCCAACTCTGGTTTCGTCGGCAGCGACTATCAAGGAACTGTAACCGATGCTCACGTAGGATACGAAGGTCCTCTGGGTGAATCTGCTGCTTGGTACATCCAAGGTGGTCCTGCTCTCGTCTCTCCTGACGGTGCTGAAACCGAAGTTGAGTTCTCCGGTAAGGGTGGTGCTTCTGTTGCACTGACCGATGCTCTGAGTCTCTATGGTGAAATTTCGTTCATCACTGGTGACAACGACACTGGTTACGGCACCAAGGCTGGTGTTAAGTACTCCTTCTGATAATCAATCAGATAAAAAAATCGGGATCCTCTAACGAGGGTCCTTTTTTATGTTAAAT